GCGAAGGGACGGAAAAATCAGCTCATCTGCTTGCGTTTCGGTAAACGATGGCAACGGCTGCACAATGTCCGCCACAGTTTCTGTTTTAATTTCTTCCTGTGTTGCGGCTTCCCGGACTGGTAACGCAGCACCTGCTGGCTGAGGAAAGGCCTTACCATCATTTTTCGTTACCGGCGCGGCTTTCGGATCTGCTGGTAAATTACCCCCCGACATGCAGTAACGAAATTTACCGTTCTGATTAACGCGTGCCAGCCGCCCCGTTGCGGTTACCACCGCCAGCGTGGAAGCAACCTTGCGAGTACTGACGCCGAACTTACCCGCCAGTTCCTCACACGTTTTAGCACCATCCTGACCGATAAACTCAACCATCATGTCTGCGGTAACTTTTGGAGCGACCTCTTCGGTTACCACATCCGGCGCTTCAGGTTGTAGTGCCTGCCCTTCGGTTACCCCGGCTTCACCTTCGACAGCCAGAAACCAGGTGTGACCCGTTTTATCAACAACGCCATTTTTTTGAGTTCCCACAGTTCGTTAAGAACTTCTTCACGGCTGATATCAAGCCGCGCCGCCAGTTCAACAGAATTGGCTTTTCCCATCGCTTTCAGTGCATGCAATACAGTTTCCATCGAAAATTTACCTCGTCAAAAATTCTCACATACCCTGACGTCCAACGTTTGACCGCCAGCTCTCCCAGTTAAAATTCACCCAACGACCACCATTCATGGTCATACGGTCCATCACCCGATCTCCGAGGAGTGTGCTCATCGCTGCGTGATTCAGGTTCGTCAGCATTCCGACACTACGCATCGAAGCCGTTCTGCGGTCGACTATCTGGTTCAGCGTGACCTGCTCGTTGCGCGTATCCCGCTGCATGCCAATTTCATCAAGGACCAGAAGGTCAACTCCACAAAGCTCCTGTAAAAATTTTTCCCCGGACTGGCCGTTGTCGTAGCCGTCATGCAACACGCTCATGACATCGGACACGGTGACGATAATCACGCTTCTCCCCTTCGCCATCAGCCGATTGCCAATCGCTGCTGCCAGGTGATTTTTACCGGTACCAGGTTTACCGCTGAACACGAAGTTTGTACATCCGGTCATCAATTCATCGGCAATGGATTTCGCCTGGCTCAGAGCATGGCGCTGACCGTCGTTCTGCACCCGGTAGTTCCCGAATGAGCACTTCCTGTGAAGCGGCTGGATGCCCGCACGGTTCAGGATTTTTTCAACCCGCACCTGATGATTCAGGCGGTTAATCTCCTCGCTGCGTTTTCGTCCTTCAGCAAGTTGCCATTCCCGCCACTCCTCCACCGTCCGGTACGGTGGAACCGCCCCCTGTGGTGCAAGTCTGCGAATACGTTCAAGAACCCCAACTGCCGCAATGTTTTTCATGACACGTCACCCCCTGAATCCCGGCGGTATTTCAGTGTCCGGTTCAGAAATGTGATTCACGCAACGCTGCGCGGGCGAACGCCCCAGGCGGATAACCAGTTCATCCCATTTTTCCCGGAGTTTTGCCGGACTCATGATGTTTTTTACCCAGAACGAATCCCGCTGGAGACGCCCAAACATTTCACAAATTTGTCTGTGAGTTCTGCCATCCAGCATCCGCATTGTCCGCACGTCATTGGCCCATGCAGTCCAGTTGGGTTCTTTCGGTCTCGTGATCTCGCCATCATCGCTGGCCGCCTGCTCGTAAAGACTCACGATTCGTCCCCAGATCCACTGTGCGCACACCAAATCTTCCTGACTTCCCCACTGGCGTTTTTTCGCACTGAACACAACCGCGTCAGGGTGTCGGGTTAAAAAATTCTGTTCAGCCGTCTGCGGGTCCGGTTGCGAAGCGTCCGGACAAGAAGATCTTTTATCTGACGGATCAGGTTTTAATACTGACGGATCGGGGTCAATCATCGCCCCCCTAATCGGCAGTTTGTTATCAACAGTTGATCCATCAAAATTTGACGGGTCAACCGTTGAGGGGGCAATATTTGACGGGTCAACTGTTAACGGGTCATTTTTTGCCGGGCTAATTTTTCTTTTCGGTTTATATGACTCACGCGCCGCCGCAGCAGCTGCTTCGAGTTTTTCCACATTAAGCCGATAGATATTGCTTACATTACGCCCACCGACCTTACGCTCTTCCTTCGTCAGCCAGCCCTCTTTCGCCAGTTCTGCAATAGCCGATTTCACTGTGGATTCACTTCTTGCACCGATCTGACGCCGGATAGTTTCAATGGCAGGCCATGACACGCCCTCGTCATTGCTGTAGTCTGCAAGACGGGCCATAACCGCCACCCTGGATAAGATCATGCCGGTGAAGGCGCACCCTTCCCAGACAAGACCATGAAGCTTGCTGCTCATAAAACCCCCGAACACCGTGCTTTTAGTGCATCACCACAGCATTCCCTGCCGGGCCGCCGCGATTCATCTGGTCATACAAAACAACCGCTGACGCAACAAAATCATCGACATCCTTCACCAGCCGATCCCTCCGTTCGACGATCTCACGGTAATATTCAGAACTGTGGCTGCGCATACGGGCCACCAGCAAAGGCGGCATCGCCTTTTCGATCGCCGGTAACAGAGCCTGCATTTTTTCAACAGCATCAGGGGTGTCTTTATCCAGCCAACGGAAAATTTTCTGGGTATTACGGGCCAGGGCTTCCGGATGGCTGTCGTCATACAGTTCCGGGAACGTCATTCCCAGCTCGAAATACGCTTTGGTAATTTTCGCAGCCGGTACTTTTTCGCCGTCCGGATGCGCCCAGACATTCATCGCCATGCGGATGTGTTCATGCTTGATTTTCATGAATCAACTCCATCAGATAAGCATGCACTACAATCACCTTCAGCATGAACTACATGTGTTTGCCCCAAACGAATGCCGCTCGCATACTCAGGCCAAATAAGCTCCCAATCATGGGGTCGTAGCTCCGCCCTACTTACTTGGCCTTCCGTCGCAGATTCGATCATAAGGGCGCGGGTTGGAGATATAGCTGTTCGTCCAGACGCCATTTGCGATAAGTAAGATGGCGATACACCAAGTCTGGCCGCGAATTTCTTAGCATCACCAACCCTTAATGATTTAATAAACTCTTTTAATGTCATACCTTCCTCGGTTTAGTGTTTTTTTGCGAGTTTAGTGTTTAATAAACCATTAAGTCAAGTATTTGCTTGTTTAGTGATTACTAAAGATAATTACCACATGCAAAAAAAAGAAATTCGCCGTTTACGTCTCAAGGAGTGGTTTAAAGATAAAACTCTGCCACCCAAAGAGAAGAGCTACCTATCTCAACTAATGAGTGGGAGAGCCTCGTTTGGAGAAAAGGCTGCCAGAAGAATAGAGCAAACATACGGGATGCCGGAAGGGTATCTGGATGCGGAATACGCAGAACAACCGGGGGGTTCTCCACCACATGCAGGGTTAACGTCTAATCAACTGGAATTATTGCAGATTTTTTCAGCCTTCCCTGAGGATGAGCAACGCCAGATAATCAGCGAGTTAAAGCAGAAAAAAGAATCAATGGAAGATCTCATAGCGAGATGGATTGCGGCGCAAAAATGCCGCCGCGCCTGAGTTATAAAACCGGAGGAAACATGAATAGAGCCCTTTCACCAATGGTTTCTGAATTTGAAACCATTGAACAAGAAAACAGTTACAACGAATGGCTGCGTGCGAAAGTAGCAACGAGCCTTGCAGATCCGCGCCCAGCAATTCCCCATGACGAAGTTGAGCGCAGAATGGCAGAACGCTTTGCTAAGATGCGCAAGGAACGGAGCAAGCAGTAAAATGTTACCCGTGTTATGGCTTGAAAGCGCAGATACCGACCTAGATGATATAACTAGTTATATTGCTCGTTTCGACATAGATGCGGCTGAACGCTTATGGCAGCGATTAAGGGGTTGTGTGCTGCCGTTATCCGAACATCCGTATTTATACCCACCAAGCGACAGAGTACCTGGCTTGCGTGAGATTGTAGCCCACCCTAACTATATAATTCTATACCGCGTAACAACATCAAGCGTTGAAGTAGTAAACGTGATCCACGCAAGACGCCAGTTTCCCTAACTTTCACTACCAATAGAAACATAACAACCGCAACGACTTTATCAAAAGCGTTGTGTTTGTTATGTCCCGCGGTTTAGTTTTTACTTGACTTAAGTTTAATGTTTATTAAACTAAAAATACCAACCACCCCGCCCCACAGAACGCAGGGAAATACTTCGAGTTACCCGGCAGTGGTCAGGGGTTAAGTAGCCAGCCCGAGGCGTATGAACATGACGGCAGGGTTCAACTTTAATAACTATGCAGCAGGTTTTTGTTCCGCTACCCGGCGTTAAGGGGAAATGAGGTCAACATGGATACTATCGATCTTGGCAACAACGAATCTCTGGTGTACGGCGTGTTTCCCAACCAGGACGGTACATTCACCGCGATGACGTATACCAAAAGCAAAACGTTTAAAACCGAAAATGGTGCCCGTCGCTGGCTGGAAAGAAACTCAGGTGAGTGATATGGATTTCGACACAATCATGGAAAAGGCTTACGAAGAATACTTCGAAGGCCTTGCCGAAGGCGAGGAAGCTCTCAGCTTCAGTGAGTTTAAACAGGCGCTTTCCAGTTCGGCAAAATCTAACGACTAACGGAGTTAAAGATGGAATTTAAAGATTTACTAAAAGAAATCCAGGAAATTGCAGCACATGCACTTCACCAACGTCTGAACGAAGTTGAATTAGAATCTGCAACGAAGAAATACATTGATAATATGGCTCGTAATGTGCGCGATGCGTTTACCGGATTGTACTCTGTTTCGGTAACAAACAACCAGAATACTGAAGAAACTGCAAAGCGGATTGCCTCGGTGATGGGTTTTCATGTCGAGGAAAAGTATTCAAAAAAAGAATTCTGGAAAACTACAAAAAAATTGCAGAGCGAGAACTGTCATCTCCTGCGGCAATCGCTTCTTTCTATGAGGAAAGTTATTCAGATGACACAGGATTACCGGAACTGCTCTCATTACTTGAAAAATTCGGAATTATCATGAAAGGGACTGCGTCGGCGGATTTCACATACTCAATGATGGCTGCTGATGGAGAGCCTTTTCCTCCCGAACTTAAAATAACCCCCGGCAATCATCCGATGGTAACAATAAGAGCAATAGAGAATTACTGGTTTAATCCAGTTCAACAATAGTTGGTCTTTGCAATATTTTTAATGGGCCACTACGCCCTTAATCTCGGGCGGCGTTTAACTCTTTATTCAGTAAATCAGACTGATACTGATTTGGCTTTGTAATGATACTGTCAAGTTTTGATATATGAAATTCAACATGTTCTGGACAGTTAAAAATGTAATAACCGCCCTTCTCTAAAAAGCCAGAAAGAGCGTTACAGACAGGGCATGGTTTGTTTGGCATTTTATCCTCCATTAAGGGCTGAATTAAAAATGGAGACCAACACGCTGCTACGTGTGGTCGTGCGCCGGACACAGATAAGAATCCGGCACTGACAGTTTACTGAAAGGATATATCCCTGAAAAGTCAGGGCATAACACGAAAGTGCACGGCGAAGTCCTTCTCCCTTAGAGCCGTCGTTAAATTTAATTCGACCGTGCGCTTCCGGTTGTGGCAATCCGCGAAATGGCGCGGCGGTAAGTATGGCGGGGTTATTCTTTCCCCGTTGAGGACACCGGGTTGTCAGGTTGACCATACGCTTAAGTGACAACCCCGCTGCAACGCCCTCTGTTATCAATATTCTGGTGACATTTGGCGGTATCAGTTTTACTCCGTAACTGCTCTGCCGCCCTTTTTTAAAAGTGAATTTTGTGATGCGGTGAATGCGGCTCAGCGCACGCGGAACAGTTAAATCGGTAAAGCGGTCATTTGCTGAGTAACGAGAATGCTCTGTATCCGGCGTTAATTGTTAACTGGTTAACGTCACCTGGAGGCACCAGGCACCGCATCACAAAATTCATTGTTGAGGACGCGATA